GGTAATGTAGTGCAATCTATTCGGGTGCCTTTGGCATATGCACCTAAAGAAAAGTTTCTAACAAGACTAGAACAACAACCAAATTTATCTGATAGACAATTTGCAGTTACTTTACCTAAGTTATCTTTTGAGATAACAGGTCTATCGTATGATGGTGAAAGAAAACTTACAAGAGTACAAAAATATAAAACTGTTAAATCAAATGTAGATGGCAAAGTTATGAATTTTAATTATACACCTGTGCCGTATAATTTAAGTTTTTCTTTATATTCATTTACGGCAAGTGCTGAAGCTGGTCTTCAGATAGTAGAACAAATAATACCGTTCTTTCAACCAGACTATACAGTAACAGTAAATGCAGTACCAGAATTAAACATTAAAAGAGATGTGCCTATTGTTTTAAATAGTATTACTTATGCAGATACTTATGATGGTAGTTACACAACAAGAAGAGCAGTTATCTATACATTGAATTTTACTGCTAAGACTTATCTATTTGGTCCTGATAATACAAGTAAAACTATTAAAGAAGTTAAGATTGACTTGTATGATGATACAGATACAACAAATAAGGCAAGAACAGAAAGAGTTACAACAACCCCTAATCCTACAAGTGCAGACGCTGATGATGATTTTGGGTTTACAACAAACATAGATTTCTTTGAAGATTCTAAAAAATATAACCCAGACACAGATACGGATGAATAAATAGTATTATGACAAGAGCAAGAGACACAGCAGACTTATTAACATTAGCCCCAACAGCACAGGCGACTGAACCTGTGGAAACTCTCCCATTAATTATTAATGGTACTTTTAGAGTTAAACAAAGAATGGATGCTGAAACAGTTCGTAATGGACTAAACATTGATGTATCAGGAAATCATACACATGATAGATGGAAACTAGAGATAATTAATGCTGGTGCTGTTGATACAACAACAGATTCAGAAGTACCATCAGGTCAAGGATTTAAAACTTCTATTAAAATAAGATGTCGTACAGCAGATGGAAGTCTAGCAGCTGGTGATATATTGGCATGGAGACAAATTATAGAAGACCAAAATTGTATTATAACAAGAAAGGGTCATTCAGACGCTAAAAAATTAACTGTTGCATTTTGGGTTAGGTCAGGAGTAACAGGAACATATATTTTAGAGTTATATGATTTTCAAAATAGTAGACAAATTAGTCAGGCGTATACAGTATCACAAGCAGATACATGGGAGAAAAAAGTTTTAGTTTTTCCTGGTGATACTACTGGTCAATTTGCAAATGACACTGGTCAAGGACTTATGTGTAATTGGTGGTTGGCTGCAGGTTCAGATTCTTCAGGTGGAACTTTAAGTACAACATGGACTTCTATTACAGAAGCTAACAGGGCTGTTGGACAAGTAAATTTTCAAGGAACAGCAGATAAATCTTTTTTTCTAACAGGGGTACAATTAGAAGTAGGTGAATATACTGCTACAACAATACCACCATTTAGACATTTATCATATGGTCAAGAATTAATTAGATGTATGAGATACCTTGAAATCGTTGCAGGTGGGGATGACCAGCTTATAGGTCTAGGTGGAATGTATAGTGGTTCACATTTTGATTGTACTTTAAACACAATTGTAGAAAAAAGAGCAACACCAACAATGATAGTAAAAGACGCTTCAAATCATTTTAAGATAAGGGTTGATAATGAATCTAAAACAGGCGATACTATTGACGCCCTAGGTGGTAGGTCTCATTGGAGAAAACAACATTTACAAATAACAACACATATACCAGCAGGTATATCACAAGGTTTTAATGGACTGTTAGCAACTAATAATGCAGCCGGATATCTAAAACTAATGGCGGAGTTATAAAATGACAGCAGCTAGAAATTTAGCAAGTGTAGTATCACAATTAGCAACACAGGGATTAGATAGACCTAGTGTAAATCCTATCATTATAAACGGAGACTTAACGGTGAACAACTATGGTTTAAACAATACACTTACAGGTTTAGGTGATAGTGATGAAGGATATATTATTCATGATAGACTAAGACATACAATAACTGCTGGTGCCGGTAGATATACGGCAGCTGATTTAGGAGTTACAGATTTACCAGGTTTTGCGAGAGTTTTACATCTTGACTGTACAACAGCAGAAGCAAGTTTAGGTACAAACAGCAGTGTTTTTAATATAGATTATAGAGTAGAAGCAAATGATATTGCAAGTTTATTAAATTGGTCTGATACTTCAAATGATACATCTGCTAAATACATTACAGTTTCATTTTACATGAAAACAAATAAAGCATTTAAATTTACAACAGGATTTATTAATAGTGACCATTCAAGACACATTAGAAAAGAATTTACAACATCAACATCATGGACAAGACATGTATTAACTTTTCCACCTGATATAGGCAATAGTCCTAATAGTGATATTGGAGAAGGTTTAAGATGGCGAACAACAATAAGTGGAGGTTCAGATTTTACATCTGGCACACTTGCAACAAATTGGGAATCTACTACAAGTGCAAACTCACATACAAGTAATACACCTAATAACTTTTTTGATAATACTGATAATGATATTAAAATGACAGGATTACAGATGGAAATAGGTCAATTTACATCTAGTAGTATACCTGATTTTCAAAAAATAAATGATACAGCAACAGAAAGAAGGAGATGTGATAGATATTGTCAATTATTAGCATATGCACAAGACCAAGTTATAGGAAATGGTAATTCATATAGTGATACTAGACTTGTTACCGACTATTGTCAAAGAGGAAGTTTTAGAAATACACCATCTGTTATTCAAAGTAGTGCAAGTAATTCATTAAGAATTGATGTAAATAATACTTTTGACTTATTTGATAATATTAGTGGCACTCAATTTGGGTCTGTAAATGGTATAGGATTAGTATCTGATTCTGGTGTTTCAACAGCTGTGGGTAAATACGCATACCTATATGGGGGGTCTGGTGCCACCAGACTTTTAATGAATGCTGAGTTATAAATAAAGTAAATGAGGAAAAATAAATGGCAATAAAATATAAAAAAGTTAATGACCCGGATGGAGTTTTTACATGTTTAAGATGTTGGGATGACGCTGACGCTACTGTAGCAACACTTTTAATTCCACTAGATGAGGCTAATACTGATTACGCCAACTGGAAAGCATGGGACGCTATTGACGGAAACACAACATTAGACGCTGATTAAAAATGACTATTAATAGAGATGTTGCTAACTTAGCAAGTAGACCTAATAAGATAAGTAGAAAGCATGTTTATCCATTAATTATGAATGGAGACATGAGAATAGCACAAAGAGGAACCAGTGCAACAGGTCTTGGCACAGTAATATCAACTCCAGTTTTTGATAGATGGGTGGTTGGTGGTAATAGTGATAATGCTGGAAGAGTTACAGTATCTCAAAGTACAGATGTTCCTACAGGTGCTGGATTTAAACATTCTATGAAATGGGATTGTACAACAGCAGATACTTCTACTGGTGCAACTGAATTTTTACAACTGTATCAAGCTATGGAAGGACAAGATTTAGCTTTATTTAATAAAGGAACTGCTGACTGTACGACATTTACTGTAATATTCTGGGCAAAAGGTACAGCAGCTACTTATGCCTGTGAATTACTTGACGCTGAAAATGATAGAATAGTAAGTAAATTATTTACTATTACTACATCATGGCAAAAATTTGTATTAAATTTTCCTGCTGATACTTCTACTAGTGATGATTTTACATATGATAACGCTGGTAGATTTGCTGTAATGTTTCAATTTCATGCTGGGTCAAACTTTACAAGTGGCACAATAAATGATTCTGCTTTTGCAGACAGAGTAGACGCTAATAGATTTCCAGGTTTAAGTTCGTTTTTTTCTAGTACTGATAATGAATTTTATATAACAGGTGTACAATTAGAATTAGGTACTTTTGTAAGTGGTTCAGAACCAGAATTTCAGTTTATCGACCAAGCAACACAACTTATGCATTGCCAAAGATATGCACAAATGCTAGTAAATGGCACTAATCAAAGTTTAGGATTTGGACTTTATTATAATGCTAACTATATTTTTATGCAAGCTCATCTTAAAAATGCAATGAGGACTGCTCCTACATTGGAACTTACTACTACAGCCGGCAGTAATAATTTTGCAATAAATACTAGAGGAACAACAGATGAATTTGACACTATTGATGGTGTAGCGCATAGTCATTCAACTGGATGTGCTTTATATGTTGATGGTGATAATGCAGCTGGTACATCTGGTGATTGTGGAGATGTTAGAACAAATCATGCTGATGTTAAGATTGTTCTTAGCGCTGACATATAAAAACTTTATAAATACTTTATATAATTAACCGGTGATTTTATTATGTTATTAGACACTTATTTTTATCATTTACCCAGAGCAATACCTGCTCATGAATGTGAAGATATTATTAAGTATGGCAAATCTTTAAATCCTGAAGAAGGAAAAACATTAGCTAGTGCTAAAATGTTGTCTGATGAAGAAAAACAAGAACATTCAGAAAAAATTAGAACCTCAAAAACTGCTTTTATTACTGATACATGGATAAAAAAAGATTTACAAAGTTTTGTTAAGTATGCAAATAAATCTTGGCAGTTTAATTTAAACTGTAATGAAGATGTTCAGTTTACAGAATATGAACCTAGAGGTCATTATAATTGGCATAATGATAGTTTAAAAAATCCAATGAACATGAAAAATATGCAAAGAAAATTATCTACGGTTGTGCAATTATCATCTCCAGAAGATTATGAGGGTGGAGATTTAAAATTTAATTTAAGAGGTTTAGATAGTAATACCGGAGACACCGTGATGAGTCCACCTCCAGAATTTAAACAACAAGGTTCTTTGGTTATATTTCCTAGTTTTTTATGGCATAAAGTAGAACCTATAACATCAGGCAAAAGATATTCACTAGTAATGTGGACATTAGGAGAAAATTGGAAATGAGTTTACATGATAAAAAATATATAGTAGTTAAAAAAATATTATCGGAAGAGTTAGTAAAAATTTATTATGATTATATGGTAAATAAAGAAAAGGTTTGTATCACACTTATAGATAACAAATATATAAATCCTTTTTCTGAAGCTTATGGAGTTTTTAATGACCCACAAGTTTCTGGTGCATATTGTACATATGGTGACCTTTTGTTTGACAATATACTAACACAGTTAAAACCCAGAATTGAAAAAGAAACAGAATTAGAATTAACTGAAATGTATACTTATGCTAGAAATTATAAAATGAGAGATGAGTTAGAAAGACATAAAGATAGAAAATCTTGTGAAATATCAGGTACAATAAATTTAGGTGGTGACCCATGGCCTATTTACATAGACCCTAATCCAGAAAATGGTTACTATGATGAAGAAAATGATAAATACATTTCTTCTGGAGAAAAAGGTGTAGAAGTTTTATTAGAACCTGGTGATTGTATGTTATATTTAGGAACTCAATGTGAACATTGGAGAGACCCTTTAACTGATAAGTCTTGTAGTCAAGTTTTTTTACATTATAGAGAAACAAAAGATGTAACAAATGATGGTTGGGATAAAAGATTAGGTCCAGGTATGCCTGTATTTACTAGGAGAGATAAATAGTAATATGAGTACAGATGATATAATAAACAAATATCTAGGAGTAGAAACTGAAGATTCTAAACCAGAATCTAAGCCACCTGCTGTCGTTAGAAAAGAAGATAAGAAAAAAGATGATATAGATAACGACCACAATTATAGTAGAGAAGCATATTACGATTTAATAAACAAAGGTCAAGAAGCAATAGAAGGTATATTATCTGTTGCAAAAGAAGGAGAACATCCAAGAGCATATGAAGTAGCAGGTCAGTTAATAAAAAGTGTAGGTGATACTGTTGATAAATTACAAGATTTAAATAAAAAATTAAAAGACTTAAAAGAACTACCAAAAACTGCCGACACTAAAATTCAAAATGCTTTATTTGTAGGTTCAACTGCTGAATTACAAAAGATGTTAAAGAAAGATGAAAATACTAAAAGCAAAGTTATCAACACTAAACACAGAGATATTTCAGATAAGTGATTTAGCATTTGTTAAACACGGATTTGTATTAGAAGATATGTTAAATGGTGAAGAAATGATAAACCCAATTGAAGTACATAGATGTACAAATCAAGGTACAATTGGTGCATTGGGTAAAGAGTATAAAAAGAATTTATTAAAAGTAATTAAGGGTAGTCAAAGAGTTACTACTGCTATAAAATTAGGTTATACACACATAGAGGGATATTATGTCTGACGCTTATTTGGGAAATCCTAATTTAAAGAAAGTAAATACTCCAGTAGAATTTACTAAAGACCAGGTTCTAGAATTTCGTAAATGCGAAAATGACCCTACCTATTTTATTAAAAATTATGTGCAAATTGTATCATTAGATGAAGGACTTGTCCCATTTAATATGTATGGATTTCAAGAAGAAATGATACAGACTATGCACAAAGATAGATTTACTATATGTAAATTACCTAGACAATCAGGCAAATCAACTACCATTGTGTCGTATTTACTTCATTATGCGTTGTTTAACCCAAACTCTAATATTGCTATACTGGCAAACAAATCATCTACTGCTAGAGATATATTAAGTAGATTACAACTTGCATATGAGAATTTGCCTAAGTGGTTACAACAAGGTGTAATTAACTGGAACAAGGGGTCAATTGAATTAGAAAACAAGGCAAGTATTGTGGCCGCCTCAACATCTTCAAGTGCAATTCGTGGTGGTTCATACAACATCATATTCTTAGATGAGTTTGCTTTCGTGCCGGCAAATATTGCCGAACAGTTTTTCTCATCTGTATATCCTACAATATCTTCTGGACAAAAAACTAAGATGATAATTGTATCTACACCTCATGGTATGAATATGTTTTATAAACTGTGGGTAGACGCTCAGAATAACAATAATAACTATACTCCAATTGAAGTGCATTGGTCAGAAGTGCCTGGTCGAGATGAAAAATGGAAACAAGAAACAATACGAAATACATCTGCTGAACAATTTCAACAAGAGTTTGAATGTGATTTCTTAGGTTCTGTTGATACATTAATATCACCTACTAAAATTAAAGCAATGGCACATTTAGTACCTATTGAATCAAAAGGTGGTTTAGATATGTATGAGAAACCTGATAAAGATAAAACCTATGTATGTACTGTTGATGTCGCTAGAGGTACAACTAAAGATTATTCAGCATTTATTATATTTGATTGTTCACAAGTACCTTATAAAGTGGTTGCAAAATATCGAAACAATGAAGTTAAACCATTTGTTTTTCCGAACATTATACAACAAGTATGTAATGGATATAATAAGGCACATGTATTAGTAGAAGTAAATGATTTAGGACAACAGATATCAGATACATTACAATATGAATGTGAATATGAAAACTTATTAATGACTACTCAAAGAGGTCGTGCAGGTCAAATATTAGGTTCTGGTTTTTCTGGTCGAGGGTCATCTCTTGGTGTAAGAATGACAAAGGCAATTAAGAAACTAGGCTGTTCTAACATTAAGACATTATTAGAATCAGATAAAGTTATTGTAAACGATTTTAATATTATAGAAGAAATGTCTACATTCTCAAAAAGAGGTACATCATGGCAGGCAGAAGACGGAAGTAATGATGACTTGATGATGTGTTTAGTTATATTTGGTTGGTTGTCTAATCAAGATTACTTTAAAGAATTAACAGATTCAAATATCAGAAATCAACTATATGTTGAACAACAAAATTTGATAGAACAAGACATGGCACCCTTTGGTTTTGTAGATGATGGTATCACAAAACCTGGTGAAGAAACTGAAGTAGACATGTATGGAACTGTCTGGCATCCAGTAACTCGTAAGGGCGAATAGGGTTTAGACTTTACTGGTATTATAAATAGAAGCAGTGAAAATTTTTATATATGGGGTATGAATAATACAACTATGGTCACTAATTTAATATTAAATTAAACGGAGAATAACCTTATGGCATTTCAAGTATCACCTGGTGTTCTCGTACAAGAGAGAGATTTAACTAGGATTATTCCTGCTGTTTCAACTTCTATCGGCGCTTTTGCTGGTGAGTTCCGTAAAGGACCTTTAGATGAAATAGTAAGTATATCTAGTGAAAATGATTTAGTAGAAACATTTGGAGAACCGGATTCAACTAACTTTGAAGACTTTTTTTCAGCTGCTAACTTTTTACAATACTCTAACTCATTAAGAGTAGTACGAGCTGCACAGACTAATCTTGTAAACGCTTCTACATCAGGAAGTGGAATACAGATTAAAAATACTACCCATTATCAGGATAACTTTGCTGATGGTTCTGGCGTTGTCGGAACTTTTGCAGCTAGGACTGCTGGTGCTCATGGGAATAGTCTATTGGTATCCACATGTCCTAGTGCAACTGCATATGAAGAGGAAGGCGTAACAACTGTAAATGACGCTTCAACTGCTGTCGGAGATACAACTGTTGTAACAACAGATGGTGCTCAATTCGTGGTTGGAGATATTGTATCTTTTTCAACAACAGCTGCAACTAATGACTATGATGATGGACATCAATATAGAGTAACCGCTATTAATACACATACTTTGACAATTGTTCAAAAAGAAAGTGGAAGTGGTGGTTTACAAACAACTTTAACCGATGGCGGAAATATTAGAAGAAGATGGAAATACTATGATTCAGTAGGAACTGGTCCTGGTACTTCACCTTATGCTTCTGACCGTTCAGGGGTCAATGATGAAATTCATGTTGTCGTAGTAGATGAAGATGGAGAAGTTACTGGCGTACCTGGTTCTGTCTTAGAAACATACGAAAAATTATCAAAAGCGGCTGACGCTAAATCTCCTCAAGGAGATACTAATTATTACCCAGATGTGATTTATACAAAATCACAATATGTATATTGGATGGACCATAATACAGCAGGTACTAATTGGGGCTCAAACGCAGCTGGTACAACATTTACTGCTGTAGCAGTACCAACATTAGAATCACTATCTGGTGGTGTTGATGGTACGGCTTCAACAGTAGGACAAGTAAAAACTGCATATGAAAAATTCCAAGACGCTGATACAGTAGATGTTGGATTAATCATTTCTGGTTCTGGTAACGGCGCTCATGTCGATAACTTAATTACAATTGCTGAAAATAGAAAAGACGCTGTTGTATTTGCAAGTCCAGAAAGAACAGATGTAGTAAATATATCAAACTCTGAAACACAAAAAGATAATGTTCTAGATTTTTATTCTTCTAGAGGTTCATCATCTTATGCTGTGTTTGATAGTGGATACAAATATATGTATGACAAATATAGTGATGTTTATAGATTCGTTCCTTTGAACGGAGATATGGCTGGTCTATCTGCAAGAACAGACTTAGTAGCAGATTCTTGGTTCTCACCTGCTGGATTCAACAGAGGGAATGTAAGAGGTGTTGTTAAACTTGCGTTTAATCCATCTAAATCACAAAGAGATGAGTTATACATGAAACGAGTTAATCCTGTTTGTACTTTCCCAGGACAAGGAACTGTTCTGTTTGGAGATAAAACAGCATTATCATCACCAAGTGCTTTTGATAGAATTAATGTAAGAAGATTATTCATTACATTAGAAAAAGCGATTTCAACTGCTTCTAAATTCCAACTCTTTGAGTTTAATGATGAATTTACAAGAGCTAACTTTAGAGCAATCGTTGAACCGTTCCTAAGAGAAGTACAAGGGCGTAGGGGTATTACAGACTTTTTAGTAGTTTGTGATAATACAAATAACACTGGCGATGTTGTTGATAGAAACGAATTTGTGGCAGAAATATTTGTCAAACCTAATCGTTCAATTAACTTCATAAAACTTCAGTTTGTTGCAACTAGAACAGGTGTAGCATTTGAAGAAGTCGCAGGATAAGGGAGATTTAAAAAATGGCAAGTATAACAGATTTTAAAGCGAAACTATCAGGCGGAGGCGCTAGACCTAATCAGTTTAAGGTAACAATGCCTTTTCCTGGTTACGCTCAAGTAGGTGGTGAAATAGAAACATTAGCATTTTTATGTTCGGCAACAACTTTACCTGATATGACTATCGGTAGTATATCTGTACCATTTCGTGGTAGGGATATTAAAATTGCTGGAGATAGAGTAATTGCTGACTGGTCAATTACTGTAATAAATGACACAGACTTTAAATTGAGAAATGCATTTGAAAGATGGCAAAATGGTATCAACAACATGTCTGATAACGAAGGATTAACAAATCCTGCTGATTATCAAGTAGACGCTTTTGTTGACCAACTTGACAGAAACGGTGCAACAATTAAAAGTTATACATTAAGAGGTGCTCATCCTGTAACAATAGCTGCTATATCATTAGGATATGGTACTAACAATGCAATTGAGGAATTTGATGTAACATTTAATTATCAGTACTTTGATACAAATACAACTACTTAATATTGGTATAAATATTATTAATATTAATAGAGGAAAATATTATGGCTGAACTATTTGGTTTTCAGATAACGAGAGTTAAAAAAACTGAAGACCCTAAACAATCGTTCACAACAGCCCAGGCGGATGACGGAACACAAACCGTCGCCGCCGGTGGTTACTTTGGTCAGTACCTTGACATGGAAGGTACTGCCAAATCTGAAGCAGACCTCATTCGTAGATATAGAGAAATTTCTTTACATCCTGAATGTGATATGGCTGTCGAAGATATAGTAAACGAAGCTGTTGTTGCAAATGAACTTAAAGAACCTGTAAGAGTAAACACAGAATTTTTACCTTATGGTAAAGATATTAGAAGAAAAATTGAAGAAGAATTTTCTGGTATCTTGAAACTCATGAATTTCAATACAAAAGGACATGACATCTTTAGAAGATGGTATGTTGATGGTCGTATATACTATCAAAAAATTATTGATAGAAAATCACCTATAACAGGTATTACAGAACTAAAATATATCGACCCTAGAAAAATTAAAAAGATTAGAGAAGTAAGAAAGAAAAGACCTGAAGGTGCAACAGGAAATCTAGATATTGTAGATGAATATGTAGAGTATTACTTATTTAACGAAAAGGGCGTATCGGGTACAACATCTGGCGGTGGAGTTAAAATCGCACCTGATACAATATCATTTTGCCCTAGTGGTCTAGTAGACCAACAAAAAAATATTGTTATGTCTTATTTACATAAGGCAATCAAACCTGTCAATCAGCTCAGAATGATAGAGGACGCTGTTGTAATATACAGAATTGCAAGGGCGCCAGAAAGAAGAATATTTAAAATAGATGTAGGTAACCTACCAAAAGTTAAAGCAGAACAATATCTAAGAGATGTTATGGCAAGATATCGTAACAAATTAGTATATGACGCTTCAACTGGTGAAATTAGAGATGATAGAAATTATATGTCTATGCTCGAAGATTTTTGGTTGCCGTCAAGAGAAGGTGGTAGAGGAACTGATATCTCAACATTACCAGGTGGACAAAACTTAGGTGAAATTGCTGATATCGAATATTTTCAAAAGAAACTGTATCGTTCATTGAATGTTCCTGTAAGTAGATTAGAATCTTCACAAGGGTTTAACTTAGGTCGTGCTAGTGAAATAACTAGAGATGAATTAAAATTTACTAAGTTTGTACAAAGATTAAGAAAGAAATTTACAGAGTTATTTAATGACTTGTTAAAGACACAGTTAATTTTGAAGAAAGTTATTTCTGAAGATGATTGGCATACAATTTCTCACAACTTACAATACGATTTCTTACAAGATGGTCATTTCGCTGAATTAAAACATGCTGAATTGATGAGAGATAGAATCGCATTAGTAAATGAAATGAGAGATATGGTAGGCAAATACTTTTCAGTAGAATACATGAGAAAGAATGTGCTTAAACAATCTGAATCAGAAATTCAAGAAATGGATAAACAAATCAAACAAGAAATTGATGATGGTATTATTTCATCTCCGTTTGCACAAGCAGACCAAGATGATGATACCCCAATTTAATAGGAGATAATTATGACAGAAGAAGTAAAAACTTTTATTGACCAACTTGCAACAGGTGATAATGCAAATGCTGGTGAAGCATTTAAAACTGCATTAAGAGCTAAGGTTGCTAGTGGACTAGACGCTAAAAGAAAAGATATGGCAGGACAAATGTTTAATACTGCTCAATCTATTCCTACAGAGGCAGAAACTTTTAGTGACCCTAAACCAGAAATTGCTGTACCAGGAACATTTGAACAAGATGGTTCTGTATCAACAGCAAAAGATGGTTCAGTAGATATAGATTTAACAACAGATGAAAACAAGTAATATATTTGAAGACTTTAATGTAGTCGATTCATCTGCTTATAAATCATTGTCGCCTAAAATGAAAAAGGCAGTCAATGAGTTTTATAAGATGTTAGATAATAGACATGATAATGGAAGTTATCAAGATGATAACTTTTGTGAAAATATAGAGGATTGTGTGAAGACAATTGTTTCTTCACATGATATAACAAAAGAAACATTGTTAGATTACATAGAATTAGAAGTAAGAGAACAATTAAAATTAGAGGTGTAAAGAAACTATGGCAGTAACAACTAAAATATTAGCAGATACTAAAACACATGCCAAAGTATTACTCACCTGGAACGCCGACGCCGCTACAACAGCTGCAGCCGTAGACGCTTCAGGATTGAGTGGACATACTAACGGCGCTAAACTTCACATTACAAACATTGTATATGGTGTAGGTTTAGGAGAATGTAAATTAGAATTTAAAGGTGCTTCAAGTGATATTGAGGCAATAAACTTATGTGGTTCAGGTCACTATTATGGCGCTGTAATTAAAAATACAGCAACTAATACAGGTGCAACTGGTGGAGACATTGAGGCAATTACAACTAATGCTTCATCTGGTTTTGCATTATTGACACTACAAAAAGTAGACATGGGCGAAAATAGTTAATAGGAGTTAAATTATGGCAGATATAACATCAGTACAAACAATTGCTGATATAGCAGGTGTCAAACATGTTAGTAAAATGACTAACATATCAGATGGCACTGGTGA